CAATGGACTGTCTAATTATAACCTCAGACTTAAACGATTCTGTAAAGAAAATGTTATGTATCTTTTTAATTGAAATACCAGTGGAGAACGTACCATATGATGCAACAATAACTATTTCCTCACCCGCTTCCATCTTTTTCTTATATTCTTCTCTGATATCTGTACTTGTTCCTCCATCCACATAAAAAACCCTCTTATCACTCTCCTGTCTTAGTTTTTCATATAACCTTTGACCATGTTCAATCCTATGGAAAAGTACTAAACTATTTCGTGGTACCTTTCCAATTACATTTGAAATAAAATCAAGTCTGGCAGCGTTATTAATAACGAAGTTTTGTTCTAGTGAAAATACGTCCTTGTTCTCATATTTATTTTGAGCCAATTCCATCAGTGCAGTTTTTTGCTTGTCAGTTGCATAATCCATTTCAATTACCTTAACTGCACATTTTGCAATATATCCTTCTCTCTGTAAAAATGCTGCCTTAATCTCAGTAATCACAGGGCCAGTTTGGCTCATTAATGTTAATTGGTCTAGCGTACCGTTCTTTGGAAGTGTACCTGATAAACCATATCGATATTGAGCGTTAACACATTTCTGTAAGATAGTTTTAATACTTGCTGATTTCGCTTTATGCGTTTCATCAACTATCACTGCATCAAAATCTGCAAAATATTCATTTGGCTTTTTAACCAACGACTGGTATGTACCAATTATAATGTTTTTATTGTCTTTAAGTTTTTGGCCTGCAAATATCTGTTGAATTCTTAAGTCAATTCTATTTCTATAATTATAATCATGAAAATCCTCATGTGCCTGAACTACTAACGAAACGTTTGGTACTATAAACAATATCTTTGTTGCCTTCTTTTTCTCAAGCATGTAAGCTACTGTCAGAAAACTGATTAGGGTCTTTCCAGCGGATGTGGCAAGTTCAGCAAGACACTTTCTAAACTTTAGAATATTATAAGCTGCATCTATTTGATAGTCCCTAGGAGTCATCTCTGAGCCTTTAAATAGGTCTAATGCATAAGCCTCAAATGATTCAGCATTTATATTAGGGTCTATTAATCTTTTAATTCCATTAATCTTTAGGTCATACTTATATTCTTTACAAATATTCATAACATACCTCCATAAACCAGCGGGAATCCATTTATCGTCTTTTATATATGAGACATAACCATCCCAAACTCCCCTTTTGACAAGTGGATTAAATCTCCACGAGTCAATTCGCTTTGTTAGAGAAATAGTTATTTGCTCTAACTCTAATTCTGTAACCTCATCAATTCTTAAAAATTGATTGTCTTCGGTTAATGTTAAAATCAAATTTCATTCGATCTTTTTTTATAAACGCTAGCATGATTGCTAGAATTTATTATAGCTTAGATATATCAAGTCGATTCTTTATTGCGAATCCCATGTTATCTAGCGTTTTTACAGATCCCTCAATAAAACCCTTCTGGGTGTTTAATAACTCGAGGATTTGTATATCATCTGCGATATCTGCCTCAACAAACCTTTCTCGCATCTTGTCAGTTAATTTATAATCATAACTGTAATATTCAATCCATTTATCTTTCCATCTTCGGTCGACTGTTGCTTTTTGGGATTTTATTCTATTTCCCATTGTAGCAAGCTGTTCAACCAATATCTGTCGATAGCTTAATGTATATGCACTAACTTCTTCAAGGTTAGTACCTCTCTTTAAATCATCGGTTAATGTCCTTATCTTAGTGGTCCATTCCTCTCTCTGCTTACTTAAATAATCATCAAGTTGCTTTATCTTATCGTTAGATTCTGACATATATTTAATTTAAAATAATGAATTTCCTTTTTTGTTGTCTTTCTTAATGTAAACCGAACTCTTAAATTTTGGCTTTAGTTTAGGCATAAGTACAATAAAGTCCTTGCCAGCGTGTGTGATATTAGCTGAATCTGAATCGAAATCAACGATCATCTTAATATTCCTTCGCCTTGCTTTTTCGTTTTCAAAGTCCTCGAATTCTTCTTCGATCATTTGTAAAAAATCTTTTTTTATCATAGGTGGTATGCATCAAGTTTTGAGTTAGTAAAGTAATCGTATATCTTTGGAAGACATCTGTTCTTCGTTAACCACGCTGCTATTATCAAATCGTTTAGGTCACCTATTTGTATAGGATATTTATCTCTTTCTTTTTTAGGTAAGTTTTGAAGAAATAAATCCCATTCAAGTTCTATCTTTGTTTCCTTAAGAAACTTTTCCCATATAAATATCTTTCTACCTCTTCTTAGTTTTTCCATCATCTTCTTTTTACCTGTTTCGTCATTATCGAACATGTATCGAACAGTTGGAATTTCATCGAATTCTTCAGTAGATCTTCCTGCAGTCGCTAAACCAATTGAGTTATCAATGAACATTGCATCAATCGGACCTTCAAACATAGTTACTTCTCTTTCAAAATTAACCATCATAACATTAAATAGTGTCGAAACCTTCTTAACACTTGCAATTTCGTCATCACCTATTGTAAGTTCCTTCTTTGCCTCTTCATACATTTTAACCAAGTCATACGTAAGATACCTTGCATTTCTGTATTTAGTTATTGATCGTGTTTGAAATCCTATTACCTTATCCTTAGGTGCAAGATTAAGTACCACTATTCTTTTATCTGATGGTGAATACATAAACCTATCCAATTTTGATGAAAGCAATCTTTTCCTCAGATAAAAGAAAGCCGGATCTCCTGCCTCAACCTCTTTAAAGCCAAACCACTCCTTAACCTCGGTTCTTGTAGGCGCTAAGTCATGTGTTAATTTAAAAACATCATGCTCTAATACTTCAACATTATTTGTTTCTACCTTATGTTCCTGTATGTAATCTATTACCTGAATAGTATCATCGGTACTTTGAAAGCCTAAATGATGGTCTTTTAATAATTGATATGCATTTGAGTGTGTGCTACAGTTAAAACAATGATATTGTAAAGTGTCCCAATATAAATTGCCACGCTTCTTTTTATTATCTGTTGTTGAATCACCACAATATGGACATGCCATTGTAATTCTACCTGGCATTTCCTTAATCATTTGCTTAGAAGGGTCATTGTGTGATTTAACAATAACCTGTTTGAACAAACTCCTAATTTTAGATTTAAGTTCTTCTGTTATTTTTTGACCTGTCATACTTATTATATACAAAAAGAGGACTAAGTTTACACCTAGTCCTCTGATTAATTATATTATGTGCTATATTAGATTAGGGTTAAACTCCTAAATCATCTAAGAATGAATCTAAATCATCTGACGAGTCTACATTCGTGCCAGTTGATGATTCTACTGCTGCCGATACTGCTACCTTTTCTGGTGTTTTTGCAGCTGGTGCCGTATTTCTTGGCTGAGATACTAATGAATCCATAGAATCTCCAGGATTTAAGTAGTTTCTTAAGATACTGTTAACGAAGTCTCTAGTTTCTGCGTCCCATACTTTGTATTGGAATGGTTCCAATGATGGAGCTGCATCTAATTCAGCTTTAATTGCTGCCATAGATTCTTTAGTTCTTTCAGCTGGAGTTCCTGCTAAATCAATTGAACTTGTTGAAGATGAGAATTTTGCTGTATCATAGTTATTATATTCTCCTTGACGAGTAATAACTAATTCAAAGTTTTTTCCTGCGAATAAATCAAATACCTGGGTTGGTTCACCAAAGTTTGGCTTTAATTCTGCATCGATTTTTTCTTTGATTTTATAACCAAATTTGAAGATTTTGTATTGCCCTTCGAAATCTGGGTTTTGAGGATCTTTAATAACTTTAACTAGAGCGAAATACTGCTCACGTCTTTTAAGTTTATCACTCATTTTTCTGTCTACTGCTGAATCACTCTTACGTAATTTGAAGAATACGTCTGCAATTGGGCATTTTTCGCCTACCGTTGATGGTGAGTCTACTAATTTACCGTCTCCACTTGCATTCGTTAGCCAGTGTACGTATTTTTTTACCAGTGAGTTTCTTGGATTTGCAACGTTTGGTACAAAACGGATAAGTGCTTTGTAAGTTCCGTCCTTTCCTTGATCAGCGGATGGTTTGTACATGTCACCTCCTGTTGATGATTGTACTTCGTGTGTTTCGACGTCTGTTACGCCTAAGTTAAAAATGTCAAATTCTGCCATGTCTTTAATTTACTTTAATTGTTTGTTAATACTTTAATTTTGTTAATTTACTTTAATTATACATTGATACTTAAAAATGTTTCAGTAATTAATTATTATAGATGAATTCTCTGCATCGGCATACTCTCTATCGGATATCTTAATTAGTCCAGATCTAGTAAGTATGCTTTCTTTTTCAATTTCATCTAGTTTGCCTATCTTCACCATCTTTGTTAATAGATTTATAAGTTGGATGTGTTCAGACGTTTTAAATGTGTTTACCATAATAGTTTTTAAATGTAATGTATGCTTATTATATATTACTATTTAAAAAAGTTTCATTCATGTAAGACTTATTTAATATTTTTATTGGTATCTAAAGGCTGCTTAGAAACTATTTTAAAATATTTATTGTAATTGCTGAAACAAAATCACACAATCGCTATATAACTTAAGTCTTTAAGCCTGAGGGTAAAATAAGGTTCTAGCCAAATGGTTTAAGAAATAGGCATCGACTAAATCATCCATTGGTTTAGGTACTCTTTTTACTTCTCCAATATTGTCTTTACAGTATTTAAGAAGAGACGAGGTTTCTAAAGAAGAATCATTAAGAATGTTTTCTAAGAATTTAAGCCAAAGCTGGTCTTTCTTAAGTCTTCCATTTCCAGCATGTTTCTTGATTGTTGATGGTGCTATTGTCATCATATCTAAGACTTCAAGTCTCGACATCATTTCCATCTTAAGAATAGCAGCTCCGGCCGCCATATCAATTATATTATTAGTTCCTGCAGAAGAACCATAAGAAGAACCTTCAAAGGCAACAACGTATTGTTTCTTAGTTCCAGTTACCTCAATAATAAAATTAATAATGTCATCCGCAGTTTGCATGTGTCTTTGGATTTTAATCATCTCACTCTTTGAATAATTCTCGTTATTCGTCCAATCAGGTTGGTGTGAGATCTGAGTATCTTCAAGAAGATTTAACTCTTCCTGCATCTTTTGTTCCTTCTTAGTTCCAGTCTTTGGTTTTAAATATCCAATAAACGTATATTTATTATCTGTGAAGATACAAATACCTGGTGAATTAAGAGAAAAGTCAATCGTTACAAAATTCATTCTTAAAGTTTTTTACCAATAGCAATACCGAGTGCTGCACCCACTAGCCTTGAAGTTAACATATCATACATAACACCTGAACTTATTCCTAGTATCTTAGCAATTGTTTTACCTATTGTTTTACCTAGAGCAAATCCAGTTAGTCCACCGAATATACTTCCTAACAATCCTTCATTAGTAAGTTCCTCATTAAACTGTTGGATATTATAAGTTCCATCTTCTAGTTTATAAGTTTTTGCAAACTCTTCCAGTGCAGCGTCTACCTTACTCTCTAATTCTTCTGTCCATTCAGACTGAAGAGATTCAGTTAATATTGTAAGCTCGCTGCTTGTAATGTTTTCTTCCGCGATGTAATCTAAAAATGTTTTCATATGTTATATATCTTTAATCTATTTCTAATACAATATTAAATTTATTGTAGAAGAAGTTTATGTCAAATGTTGAGAATTCTGCAATGTTTGAACTCATATTCAAATCAAGATCCGATATTGAATTCATAATTGGCTTTTCAAAAACTGCACTCATTACATGAATACCTTCAGCATCCATTATTTGCAGTTTCAGATCGTTAATGAAAGGGTCTCTAACTCCTTTCGAGTAATAATATAGTAGAGTATCTTGCATTATCCAGTAATTAACATACCCATCCAATAGTTGCATTGAAATACTGAACTGTCTATCTATCGTATTCTGAATAGGAGTTGATCCTCTATGATAAGTTACAGTCCCATCGTTTGGGGAAGTTTCTATCGGGTCAAATTTAATACCAGGTATAGAAATACCCTGTATCGAATAATTAATAAAATCAATAGGTTCCGTTATTAAATTACCTGGAGTTCTGTCCAAATACTTTTTGTACTTTTCAGCAACCTCCTGTGGAATAAAGGTCCTAGGAAATCTAAAGCTAAATAAATTATTTCTACTATTTAAAATCATTATATAATGTTAACTGTTCCATGGTACAACAGAGATTCTGTGTTACCATTTTTTATATTAATATAGAACTTATCGTATGTTTGATTGGTTGCCGTTTGGTCAAATCTAACTGCAGTACTTTTTGGTATCTTAAAGAAAACTTCACCTGCACCCATATCCACATTAGGAAATGAGGGATCATGACTTATTCTCTCTTCAATAACTCCACTCTTTATAATTATAACCATATCCTCTGCGTTCACTAAACTAACATCACTCAATACACTTGAGCTCTGTTTCGCTATTTTAAACTTAATAAAGTTATCAGAAACCTTAGATAATGTTATCGACAGATCACCATCAGATGAATATACTAATTCGCTAGTTGCTGTAACATCAGCACCGTCAGTTGTCATCTTAGTATTTGATGCCACTATTCCATATGTACTAAGCGCAACCGGCACGTATTTAGTTTCACCTACACTTGGTCTCACTGAATTAACAAATGAGTTGAGCTCGGTGTTTACTGTAGTATTTGATAATGCATTATAAACAAC